ATTTGGCTCCCTGAGCAGGTAAAATAGCTGCTTTCATAGCTTCATATACATCAATCGTAGGTGAATTACCACGAATCCACTCATCCAAGAGATCCTCAAGGTCGCCTAATACTGTATCATTGACCTTATTTTTGATACGATCTTGGATGCTGATGACTGGTGCCTTAGCAGCTTTTACTTCTTCTTTGAGATCAGCTTCAACTTTTACTTTACCGAGTCGAAGCATATCATCAATGTTTTTCCTTATGTGACCAAATTCTGCATCGCGTAAATCAAGGCCACGCTCGCGCATGCGCAAAAGAGATCCAGTTGTGTTTGTACAACTCCAATCAGGCGATACGCGAAGCAGATCAAGGCGTTCTTTGTCGAATCCGAGTTCATCTTTTGCATATTTGATTAAATCCTTCTTAAAGTTAGTAGACCAATTAAAGTAATTATAAAAGTGGAATGCACTGGCCATTTTGATACGGCGATCGCTTTCATCTTTAAACACCACACCAGTCCACGATGGTTCGGCACCAGTATATTTTTCATCGAGCGATAATGCATTCGTTACACGTTTCTTAGGCGGTTTAAATGTCTTGCCGTTAATCTTGACAGTGGCCATGAATTCTCCTCACATTAATAATTATAATTATACCACAACGAGATATTATTGTACACTCTTAACGTCAGCAAAGGTGAAAGATCTCCAACCTTCTTTTTCAACATCATAGCAAGGAATAACAGTACCACTACTTTCTCGTGGATTATCGCCCTTTGGTCTGTGTTTTTCTGGGATGAGCGATTCCTTGAGTGTGCATTTCATAACACGCTCTGTACCATCTTTCTTTGTGAATGTAACCTCAACTACGCCTTCGCGTAACTTCTTCTTGAGTTCATCAAGCTTTGAACCTTTAAATTCCATCTTTCTGCTCCTTTTTGAAATAAATTGTACCATTATCATTAATGGTAACAGTAAACTTATCGCCTTCTTTTACTTGAAGACTTGATGCCTTGAGTTCGCTATCCATCTGAATAGATCCATCTGGCAATAACGTAAAAAAATAATCACAAAAGATCATGATCTAAATCTCCAATAGAAAAAGCCGCTTACTCTATGCGGCGACCTATGTAGCCAGAATTCTCCCGAATGTGGTGGTCAGTATTTATTAATTAGTCTAAGTTATTGCGGAATTCACCGATACCGAATTCACCGCGAAGTGAACGTACATCTTCATAAGTCACTGAATCATCAAAACCACCGGTTCCAATATCGCTATCAGACTTTGCTGTTTTTGCGATTGACGATTTAGGTGCTTTAGGCACTACAACATTAGATGCGAATACTCGACCAACTTTGGCTTTTGTTTTTGCAATCTTAGGTTGCTTTGACTTAACGATACTTGCAGCTGTAGCTTCAGGTGTACCTTTAATCAGTGCAGCTTTAGTAGGTGCTTTATACACACCTTTAGACACTTTGTTGGTAAAGAAGTAGAAAGGATACTCATTACCATTGCGTGGATTCAAACCAAGTTGACGCATAACCTTTACTGCATCTTTCCACAAGAATGTGGCACCTGATTTTACTTGAGGGAATTCTGAGTAGAATTTGTCCTCGAACTTTTTAACGAAATCTGCTTCATAAACTCGTGCTTTACGACCCATAATATTACTCCATTTCAAATATAAAATTGACTTGCTCAAATTTAGGCTTACGTTTATAAGCCACTTTACTACTGACTACTCGTTGTCTGTATTTCGGTGTACGCAGATCTTTCGCTATAGGATTGCGTTTGCGAGATACTTTACGATTTGTCATGATCTATTATACCATGTTTTTCTTGCTTTGTACATAGGCCCCCCTTAAAATTTTTCGCTCATTTTATTAGTACCAAAGTACATAAGCACTAAACCACCGATTGCAAATAAAATCTGCAATGGCAACTCTGCGTCTGTACCATTATCCATGCCACCTACTGCACCGAATACCAAAAACAAACCTACAATAAATCTAATCATTAGTAAATCACTCCAGTCCATGTCAAGTTGAAGCTGCCTTCACATACGTTACCACGTGCAAAGTTAGTTGCTGGTGCTCTCCAACTTGCAGCTTTAAGGATGTCACCAACCTTGAAGCCTTTCGTTGGTTTAGCAACTACGAAGAACTTAACACTACCGTCAGCAGCAACTTTGATATAGTTGCGACCTTTTTCAACGCGTGTAGTGTTAACGAACTTTTGTACTTGCTCAACAGCAAACTCTCTACGAGCTGCGTTATCTTCAGCGCGTGCTTTATACATGTTGATGTAGCTTTCTTGCATAACTTCAACAGCTTTTGCTACACCTTCATCTAACGTATACTTCATCATAATGTGTTGTCCTTTTGTCATTTGATGTAACCATTATACCCTATTTCCTGCTGTTTGTACATAGGCCCCCCTAAAAATAATTCGCTTTTTTTCAGCATAAAAAAAGCCAATGAAATCATTGGCTTGCACGGACGGGATTGGACCTGGGAGCGTTTCACCAGGTGAAAAAAATCACTTTTTACAGCTTTTGGATCGAATCTAGCTTACTTCTGAACGCTTTTACCTTTGCTGTACGATCTGGCCAGTGAATGTATGCTTTCTCTGGATTTTGTTCTAAGTTCTTGAGTAATGGTTCGATAGCTGAACGTAGAGTCACAAGCTTTGCACGTAGCGCTTCAGCTTCAGATGAAGTGGCTTCTACTTGTGCTGTGACTGTTTGTACCGCTTCGAGTTCTTCTTCATCAACTGCGGTGAAACCAAAGTCAAAGTCAATCTCTTGTACATTATTTTTTGTTACTGACATATCAAATCCTTTAATGGTGTGCCTTCTATTGTGTTGTGCACCGTTATGTTATATTGTGTGAATGCTTTCCACTTCTCTCGCCAATGTATGTATAAGTCATGCTGTTGACGATCCCTAAAAACGTACTCATCAGTCTTTGTTTCTTGTGTATCTGCCCAAATTGAATCAAATCCCCACAGATGAATCTCTGTATGTTCATTATCCAATGCCCATTGTGTAGCTACATGTCCTGCGCTGACAAACTTATCAAGGAATGGTAACTTATAAACTATGTTCAGCTCTTGTTCTAAGTTCTTATGCTTCATACCGTTCATTGCATATACCGATGTAATGATAGGCTTGTTTTGAAAAACTGTCCTATTGCTCAAATACACGTGGAATGGTCTAACATCTAAGACAACGCTAACATCCACTGGAAATTGCTGAAAATTACAGCCTATTACAAAGCCTTCTTGGGGCTTGTACAAATTAATTGACGGACCATTGCCCAAAATGTGTGTTTGCATATAATTATTTATAAATAAGGTCAGATCCTATAACAACACAAGAATAATGGATCACTAATGGAATACTTCAAATTAGTAGCTGAATTGGGTTTCCCTATAGCTGCCGCAATAGCAGCCGGGTATTTTGTCTTTCTTACATTAAAGTTCATCTTAGCAGGAGTAACGTCATCCGTAAAAGGCATGATGGGGATAATCTCTGCTCTTGATAAACGCGTAGCAGCTATGAACCACGATGTCATTCGTATTGACACAAAGGTATCACACGCACTCGGTATTCCACCAGATTTGGATCGCATCGCTCGTGCAGAGCAAGCTGATGGCAGACGGGATTAATTTGGAAAACTTTGTATTCTTTACTTACTTTTTAGCATTGATCGCTATAGCTGTAAGTCTTTATACACTCTATCAACTTGAGTGCATAAGAGAGAATATGAATAGTAAGAAGCGTGAGAAGAGGACACCGCCTCCTCCTTTTAAGAAACACTCCACAGCAAAGGGACATTTTGATGGATATCGTTGAATTAGTTAACAAGTATGGATTTCCTATCGTAGCAGCGGGTGGATTGGGATATTTCGTGTACTACGTTTGGAAATGGGTAACAGAAGAAATCAAACCAGTAACGGGTGAGGCAAACAAAGTTTTAGTTGAATTGATAGATCGCATCCGCATGTTAGACAATGACTTAATCAGACTTAACCAAAAAGTTAACGTAGTGCTCTCACTGCGCGACGAAAAAGAAAAGAATGTTAAAGAAAAGTCTAACTCTAATAAGTCTACTCTACTTAGCTAGTGTAGCACATGCTGAACAAACTTTCCAGTTCAAGTCTCCAGCCTTCAATGGAATTGGATACTCTTCTCACGTTCAAACGATTGAGAACACAGAAACTACTCGCACAGCAGCGATAGAAGCAAGACGTCTACAAGACGCTAAAGATGCTGCAGCAGCGGCAAAGAATACAAA